CGCTTCTATTTTCTTATCTAAAATGGCTGAAACTAGCGGTTTGGTTTCCGAACTGGCCGTAACTGGCGCGAACTGGCCAGATGACAACACAAGGCAACCAGTCGAAACAATGAATATTTATACAGACGTTTGGAAGCCGCGTTTAGAAACTGTTTATAATCGGGACGGCCGCTATTTTGCTGACGGCGTAAAAGTTTGGGCTAAAGACTTTTTAAACGTCGATCTAATGTCTTGGCAATATCACGTAGCTACAGGTTTGTTAGCGCACGACGAAAACGGCGATCTGTTGCACAGACAAGGCCTAGTTAGTGTCGCTAGACAAAACGGTAAAAGCATTTTGCTAGCTGGCGTAGTTGGCTATTGGTGCTGCGTTATGCCAAAGCTTCGAGGTAGACCGCAAACGATCATTACAACGGCGCACCGTTTAGACCTGGCTATAGAACTGTTTAACCAGGTCGCACCAATACTAGAAAAAGAATTTGGCGCAATTCTGACTTGGGCGGTAGGCCGTAACGAAGCCAATATGCCAGACGGTACACGCTGGCTAGTTCGTGCTGCTACCCCTACTTCGTTTCACGGTTTAACAGCCGATCTAGTGTGCATAGATGAACTTTGGGCGGTTTCGCCAGACAGCGTAAGCGTAGGTTTATTGCCTACTATGCGTACCCGTAAAAGTCCGTTACTGTTTATGACTTCGACCGCTGGCGACGAAAGTAGTCGCGAAATGCAAAAATGGCGTGAACAAGGTTTACGTGCAATAGACGAAAAGAAAACCACGTCGCTTTACTTTGCCGAATATTCACCTAGCGGCGATATTGACCCTTTAACGCCAGAAGCTTGGATAAAAGCTAACCCCGCTTTAGGTAGCACATTAACTTTGGACGTGATCGCGTCAGAAGCTGAACAGCCAAACCGTAACGCCTTTTTAAGAAGTAGCGTAAATTTGTGGACGGCTAGCGCTAACGGCTGGCTGCAGCCAGGGGTTTTTGACAAGCTAGTAACAGCTGACCCAATGCCTAAAGGCGGCGTACTGGCCATAGAACAAAGCCAAGACGAAGCGCGCTACGTAGGCGTTAGAGCCGCTTTAAATAGCAAAGGCCAAATACAGTTAGCCGTTGAATTTGTTAAAGATACGTTGGCTGACTGTTGGCAAGCTGTAGATAATGCCTGCCAAGATCAAACGACACGGCTTCTTATTACGCCAGCTTTTGAAATGTCTTTACCAACAAAGTTTGAACGGCGGGCGTCTATGGTCGGTAATCGTGAACTACAACGCTGGACGGTAGGCGCTAGGGCAGCGATCTTAGAAGGCAAAATACGGCACGACGGCAGCACACTTTTAGCCCAGCACGTAGAACGGGCGGTAGCAGTAAAAAATCAAGGCGCTGTAACTTTGTCTAGTTTGCGTAGCCCAGGCCCTATCGAATTAGCGCGTTGTTTAGTGTTCGCTGTAGCTATGGTCAGCAAACCAGCCACAATAGGTAAACCGCTTATCGTTAGCCAAAAAAAACAAATATAGTTTTAGCAAACGGCTAACATAGTTTTTGGGTAGCCGTCGAGTTTCTTATCTTTCTCGTAGGGCGACTGCGGCGGCTACCTACCACCAAAACTTTTATAAAGTGTGGCATACTAAACAAATGGCATTATTTACGCGCAAACCAGAACCAGCAACAATAGTTAAGGCTGCCGCTGGTAGTGCGTCTAGTCGAACTGGTAGTAATGCTGGCGCTTCGCAGATTGGTAATTTTTACGCTTATTCAGACGGCGTTATTCGTAGCCGTTTTATGCAAGTGCCCACAATTTCTCGCGCACGTGATCTAGGCGCGTCAGTAATCGGCTGTTTAAGATTAAAACAATATAAAGAAGTTTGGAACGGCGACGAAATCGAATTATTGCCAGAAGCCCCGCGCAGTTGGTTATCGCGTATCGACAAAGGCGTAACAAATAATTTTTTACTTTCATTTACATATGACGATCTTCTGTTTTACGGTCGGGCTTTTTGGTTTTGTACCGAACGTGGTAGCGACGGTTTTCCAAGTTCGTTTACTCGTTTGCCAGCCGCTATGGTTACAACGCAAGACCAGGCAGCAACTAACGGCGTATGGTTTGGGCCGTCTAAACAAGTTTTATTTCAAGGCCTACCAATTCGCTATGAAGATTTAGTGCAATTTCTTAGCCCAATTCAAGGCCTAATTTTTACTGGTGCTACTTCAGTAGATACAGCACTAAAACTAGAACAGGCACGTAATCGAAACGCTAGTAGTTTGCAGCCAGCCGTTACCCTTCGTCAAACTGGCGGCGAACCTATGTCAGCGCAAGAGTTACGCGACTTAGCAGCCGCTTACGACGAAGCACGTTTTGCTTCTGCTACAAGCGCTGTAAATGAATTTGTAGAAGTAATACCAAATATGGCAACGCCAGACAAAATGCTGTTAATCGACGCTGCAGAGTATCAAGCAAAAGAGATCGCAAGAATTGCCAATGTCCCCGCCTACTTAGTTTCCGTAAGCATTGGAAATTACAGTTATGTTTCATCTAGCGAAGCTTCACGCGATCTTTATACTTTTGGCGTTAAACCATATATCGACTGTATTCAAGAAACGTTAAGCGCAAATAACGTACTGCCGCGCGGGACAGTAGTACGCTTTGACATTGAAAGTTATTTAGAACAACAAGAAAAAATGCAACCAGAAGAAGCCGAAGTAGAAACGGTAGATATAAACAATGATTAGATTAGTGCCGCAAGATTTAAATTTAGACGCTGCGCCCGCTGGCGAAAAGCTGCCCCGTAGAACGTTGGCGGGCGTAGCGGTTCAATATGACGTTGAAGCCGTAGTATCTGACGGCCAAAAAGTAAAATTTGCCAATGGTGCTTTACCGCTTCAAGGCAAGAAACCAAAAATGTATCTTTACCACGACAGCACCCAGCCCATAGGCATAGTGGAAACTCGCGAACAAGTAGGCGATACGGTGCTATTTGAAGCCCGAATTAGCGAAACTCGCGCAGGCGACGAAGCATTACAACTAGCAAAAGACGGCGTTTTAGATAGTTTGTCTGTTGGTATTTTGCCAGTCGAATTTAGTTTTAACGAAGCTGGCACAATGATTATTACTAAGGCCGATTGGCAAGAGCTTAGCCTTTTACCTTTCGGCGCTTTCGAGGCAGCTAAAGTAGATCGCGTTGCTGCAAGTATCCACCAACCAGAACCCGAAGTAGTGTTAAATAGTAAACAAGACCCAGAACCAGAGGTAACAGAAATGACACAGCCAACAGAAATTCCGCAAGTAATCGAAGCTGCAGCCGTACACACGGTTTATGCACAACCAAAAAAACTTCGTTTGCCTTCGACGTCTGAATATATCGCAGCGTATGTGCGCGGCGGTTCGGATTTTGCACAACTTAACGCAAACATTAACGCGGCACGAATTGAAGCTGCGCCAGGCGTTGCACCATACATAAACACTGAAAGTACGCCAGGTATTTTGCCAGAAATTATTACGGGCAGCGTTTACGACAGTCTTAACCCGATCAGGCCTTTTGTGTCTGCGATCGGTACTCGCGCTATGCCTACAGCTGGTGCAACTTTTCGTCGTCCAAAAATTACAACACGCCCAACAGTTACACAGCAAAGCGCACAGTTTGACACTTTGAACGCTTCAACTGTTGTAGTTTCAAACAATGACGTTTCTAAACTTAGTTTCGGTACATATGTAACCGTGTCCGAACAAGATTTGGACTGGTCAGACCCTTCCAGCATTGACATCATTTTAAATCAGTTAGCTATCGCTTACGGTCAGGCAACGGATAATTACGCTGTCGATACTTGCCACGCTGCAATTACACAAACTGCAAGCGTCGCAGACACAGCCGTAGGCGCTGATTGGGTAGCTGCAATCTATGACGGCGCACGACAAATTAGCGCAAGTTCAAACTACTTGCCTAGTCATATGGTCGTAACGCCAGCCAGCTGGGCGGCGCTTTCGTCATCAGTCGACAGCTCAAACCGACCAGTTTTCCCGTACACAGGCGCACCAAACCTTATGGGCCAAAACGCTGCAGGTAACGCAGCCGCTAACACTTGGAACGGCAACCCGCTAGGCCTTGTGCTTGTAGTAGATAAAAATACGCCAGGTTCATTTATGGGCCACGCTGCAGGCCCAGCCGCAGGTTTTGAATTCTACGAACAGCAAAAAGGCGCAATTTCAGTAGACGTACCAGCAACACTTGGCCGCACTATTGCCTTTAGAGGCTACGCAGCCGCGTTTATGGCAGACGCTACTAAGTTCGTCAAGTTTGTTTAACGATCAGAAAGAAGGCCAGTTATGGCCGTCTATTCGGTCCAACAAAAATATTTAACCGATAATTACGCAGTAGTCGTACTTGTTACAAACGCTGACCCGTTAGAAGTAGGGCAAAGCGTAGTTATCGCAGGCGTAGACGCCACGTTTAACGGTACTTATACCGTTGTCGCGTTGCCACAATATTATTTTAACGGCGTCGATATAGAAGGCTTTTTTTTATATGACATTGAAAGACCAATAGCTAACCAAGTTTTATTTGCTAAAACCGCTGACAACGTAAACATAGTTGCAGCGTCAGGAACTTTAACCACTACGCCAGTTTGCACGTGGATAAATTCAACACAAATAGAAGACTGGTTAGGCATAGGCACAGCAACGGCAGCCGATACAGCATTTTTAACCCAATGCGCGGCGGCTTCAAACAATTTTTGTTACGCCAGAAGGCGCGAAGCTGGCTACAAAAACGAAAGTTTAACGACCGTACCAAATGAAGCGGTAAAATTAGGTTCGATTATGTACGGGGGCGCGTTGTACCGTCAGCGCGGCGGCCTACAAGACTTCGCGTCGTTTGACGGTCTAGGCACAGCTAACAGTTTTGGTTTGTCGCCAATGATTAAACAACTGTTAGGCGTCGATAGGCCAGCGGTCGCGTAATGCCCCAAAACTTTACTGATCTATTTAACACGTCGCTAACTAATTTAACTACAACACTGACAGCCGTTACAGGCTTACAAGTTGTGAACGATCCGCGAAATTTAAATCCGCCTTGCGCCTTCATTGACGCGCCAAGCTTTGAAGCGTTTAACGCCAACATAGTAAAAATGTCGTTTCCAGTTCGGGTAATAACTTTAGGGCCAGGCAACCTGGACGCCCAACGCAGCTTACTTAACCTGGCTTCGCTAGTGCTGGGTGCTAATGTAGGCGTTACGGACGGTAGGCCTACAGAAGCTTTAATAGGCGGCGTGGCTTATCCAGCGTATGATTTAACAGTAACAATGCAAGCCCAGACAGCGTAAGGATAAACAAATGAACACTTTTATAGTTACTTCAGACAAGCTAGGCGGTTTAAAACGCGGCGATACTGTAACCGATAAAGATTTAGAAGGCGTAAACGTTGAAGCGCTAATAGACGGCGGCCACCTATCCACACAAAGCGCAAAAAAATCTGGTAAAACTAAAGACACAGAAACAGACAAGGACTAACCCAATATGGCAACTACCGTTTATCTTTCAAACCCAGCTTTAACTATTAACGCAGTCGATCTAACCGACCAGGCTACAAGCGCGGTTTTAACGTTTGCACAAGAGCAATTAGAAACTACGGCTTTTGGGGATATCGCCCGCAAGTACGGCGCGGCTACGGTTACTTCGTTGCAGAACAATACTTTTGAAGTAACCCTTTATCAAAGTTACGCAGCAACAGAAACAGAAGCAACTATTTACGGCCTTGTTGGCGTACAGTGCAATATCACAGTTTCTAATACAGCTGCAGGTCTTGTAACGCCAACAGCTACGACGCCAAAATATACGCTGACTGGCGCATACTTGGAAAGCCACACGCCAATTAACGCAAGTCTTGGCGAACTATCGACTATCACGCTTACGTTTACTGGCGGTTCGCTAGTTAAAGCCGTTTCATAATGGCGCGGCTTTGGCCGCTGAGAACTAATAAAACAAGCAACGCTAATAAGGCGCTGCCCTACGAAAGGCAAATATGCAGTTAACACTAAAAGCCGTATTTAAAGACGGCAACAGTTACGACGTACAAACTAATTTAATGACCATAGTTTTATGGGAAAGAAAATATAAGCGTAAAGCTTCCGACATAGCTAACGGAATAGGCGTTGAAGACTTGGCTTATATGTGTTACGAAGCCAGCCGCTTAAACGGAATTACTGTTCCAGGTTCGTTAGACACTTTTATTAACAGCCTTGCAAATATTGAGGTAATAGATCAGGCCGCCGATTTAAAAGCCGACCAGGCACAGTAAGTTATCTTATGGCCGAAGTGTTAGTAACTTGCCATTACTGGCCTAACCATATCGAGTTTGGCATATCCGATCTTTACACGGTTGTAGACATTTTAAGCAAACAGAATAAAACTTATGTCTGACCCAAAGCTAGTTTTACAAATTGAAGGCATTAAAGAAACGTTGGCGGAATTAAACAAATACGACAAGGTTTACAGACGGCAAGTTACTAAAGATATTAAAGGCGCTGGTGCGCCAATTATTGCTACAGCCCGCCAGCTAATAGGCGACGTGCCGCCTTTATCGGGTATGGTGCGCGGCAAACTTATTAAAGGCCGCGAGGTTTATTGGACTAACAAAACCGCTAAAGCTGGTTTAAAAATTAAGGTAGGTAGACGCGCTAGCAAAGGCGGCACAGTTCAATTTAAAGATCAGTTTGACGCCGAAAATAATCCGCGTGAAAGCCATAGCGTAACTTTTAAAGCCAGACCGTATCAGTTAATGGTCGCCCAGCAAATGGACGCGGCAGGCGCGATCTATGACCACGCAGGTATTAAAACAAAAAACACTAGTTTTGTTAATAATCTAAATATTGAAGTTGGTGGCCAGCCACGCGCGATAGACCCAGCCGTACAGCAACACAGAGAAACCGTACAATTTGCAGTAAAACAAATTGTGGACGAAGTAGCTAAAACGTTAAACAAAAAGCTAAAGGTTCGCTATGGCAATTAACATACCGATTACTTCGACGTTTGACGACAGCGGTTTAAACAAAGCCCAACAAGCGTTAAAAGGTATTGGCGGGCCAGCTGGCAAATTAGGCGACATACTAAAAGCTTCTGTAGTGCCAGGGCTGATAGCTGCCGCTGGTTCGGTGCTTGTATTTACTAAAGGTTTAATGCCAGCTATCCAAGCGGCTAGCGATCTACAAGAAAACACAAGCAAAATAAAAGTTATTTTTGGCGACGCTGGCAGGGCTGTAACCGATTTTGCTAAAACCGCTGCAAGGGATATCGGGCAATCTCAAAACCAAGTTTTAGCCGCTGCAGGTACTTTTGGCACTTTTGGTAAAGCGGCAGGTTTAGCAGGCGATCAGCTGGCAACGTTTACTACTGATTTTATTACTTTGTCTGCAGATTTAGCGTCGTTTAATAACACAACGCCAGACGAAGCTATTAACGCTATTGGCGCTGCGTTACGTGGCGAAGCCGAACCGTTAAGGCGTTTTGGCGTTTTGCTTAATGACGCGACACTAAAAAGCGCTGCGTTAGAGCTAGGCATATATTCGGGCAGCGGTGCGCTAACAGCACAGCAAAAGATTTTAGCTGCACAAAAAGTTATTTACGAACAGACAGGCGACGCGCAAGGCGACTTTGAACGAACGTCAAACGGTTTAGCTAACCAGCAACGAATACTTAGCGCACAATTTGAAAACGTTAAAACCAAAATAGGCGAATTGTTAATACCAGCGTTTTCGGCGTTAGTTAAATTTTTAAACGACGAAGTGCTACCAGCGGTAGATCGAGTTATAACAGCGTTTGGCGAACAAGGTTTAGGTGCAGGTCTGCGTCAAGCTGTAGCCGAAACTGGCGCGGCTGGTGAAGGTTTAGTTAAAGCTTTTAGGTTTATTGCTGTTAATGCCGCAAAAATGGCGAACGTCGTTTATAAGTCAGTTCAGGTACTTATAGCGCAGTTTCAATTTGTTACAGGTAATCCGTTAGACGCTATAAAAACTATGTCCAAAGTCTTTGACGATTTTATAGACATTGGCGCATTAGAAAAAAGTTTTGATACTTTTGCTTACAAAGTAAGAGTTTTACAAGGCGCGGTACAAAGTCAAAACGAAACAATTTTAGAAGCCGAAAAACGGTTGGATAGTTTCGGCAACGAAGTTAAAAAAGTTGCTGACGAATTAGCAGACGAGGACGAAGAAAAAGGTTTAAGCGGCGCAGCAAAGAAAGTTAGTAAGTCTGTTAAAGAGGCGGCAGACGCTTTAAATAAAGAAATGGGCCAGGCGTTAGAAGGCGCTAAAGACCGTGTAGAAAAAGCTAAAAAAGCTTTTGACGATTACGCAAATTCTGTAGCTGACGTTATTCGAACCGCTTTAGATTTTGGCGCGGCGTTTGAGGAAGGCGGCGAAGACGCAGGTTTAACGTTTTTTAGTGCGCTTCAAAAACAAGCCGATAAAGCTAAAGAGTTTGCAGGCCTTGTAGAACAGCTGTTGGCTAGTGGTTTATCGCAAGAGGCGTTACAGCAAGTAATCGACGCTGGTATAGATAGCGGTTCGGCTATCGCTAAAGAACTTTTACAGTCCAGCGAAAACGTTTTACGGGCTAACAAACTTGTAGAAGAAACAAACAAAATAGCTGAACAGATCGGCATTTTGTCAGCCAACAAGTTTTACGCCGCTGGCGTATCTAACGCCCAACAATATTTGGCTGGCGTCGAAGCGGCTATGGCTGTAGCCCAAGCCAAGCTAGGCAAAAAAGGTATTAATTTAGCTGACGTTAAAGGCATTAGCAGCGGGTTTAATAACGCTATTAGCACTACGCCAACAATGACCGCGCCTACTATGCCTAGCGTTATACCTGTAGGCGCACCTACAGACAAAGGCAGGCCATTAGGCAACGTAACTATAAACGTCGCTAGCCAGCTGGCTACTAAAGGTGAAGTAGGCGAAGCTATAAACGACGCGCTACGCGCTTATAACCGTCTTAGCGGCCCGTTGCAGTTGCAGATCGCGTAATGGCTGGCGTAGCGGTAGTCGGTTCGGGTAACTACGAACTGTTTATAGACACGGGTTTTATTCAAGACGGCTTTATTTTAGATAACGCTACGGCGGGCGTTTTAGATAATACGCAATACGTTTTAGACGGTACTACTAACTTTGCTGCCGTTTTAGACGGCTGCGTAAATGTGCGCGTTAAACGTGGTCGTGAAGATATAGGCGACCAGTTTGGCGCTGGCACTATGTCTTTTACTTTGACAGATACAAGCGGAATTTTTAACCCGTTTGACGAAAATTCGCCTTTTTTTGACACGGCGTTAGCGCAGCCAGGTTTAGCGCCTATGCGTAAAGTCGAGTTGGTGCGCTACGACAGCACTAACGCAGCCGAATTTCTTTTTAGAGGTTACGTTATAAATTATAACTATAATTTTGGTTTAGGAATTTTGGACACGGTTACTGTTTTTTGTGCTGACGATTTTTATTTGTTAAGTCAAACATTTTTAAACGAATACAACGTAAGCGAAGAATTATCTAGCGATCGTTTAGAAGCGGTTTTAGATTTACCAGAGGTTAATTTTCCCGCGTTGGCTAGAGACATTTTAACAGGTACACAAACTTTAGGCGGCGCAGCGGCGTTTACAGTACCCCAGGGCACTAACGCGCTTTCGTATTGCAGTCAGATTAACGACGCCGAACAAGGCAGATTATTTATGTCTAGGGACGGCGTTTTGACTTTTCAGCCGCGCATAGGGAATACGCTTAGCGGCGCAGTAGCTGACTTTCACGACGACGGCACTAACACGCCCTACAACGCTTTAGGCATAACTTTTGAAGCTGATCAGGTTATAAATAAAGCTGTGGTACAGATTTTAGGTAGCAATAACCCGCAAACAGCAAACGACACGCCTAGCCAGGCTAAATATTTTATACAAACTACAAGCATTACTAATAGCCTTTTGCATAATGACACGGCAGCTGCGACCCTAGCTAGTTATCTGTTAGACGGCGAACCCCAAGCGCGTTATACGTCTGTTGGTACTGCGTACAATATGCTTACTACAGCCCAGCGCGACACGTTAGCGACAGTCGATATAGGCGACACAATTACAATAGAAAAAACTTTTGCCAGCGGTACAGGCACTACAGAATTAGCACAAGAATTAAGCATAGAAGGTATCGAAATTTCGTTAGATATTGGCACGGGCCATAGCGTTACGTTTTTTACTGCGCCTACTGTTGTCGTTTTTGAACTTATCTTAGATGACCCTATTTACGGCATACTAGACGCCGATAACGTTTTAGGGTAATCTAAGAGGTACTTATGGCTATTCAAACTTTTACAGCTGGACAAGTTTTAACAGCGGCGCAAATGAACGCGCTACAAGCAAACGATTACAATCAAACGGTTAGCACTAAAACTGCGTCTTACACACTTGTAGCAGCCGACAAAGGTACGCGCATTGCTATGAATTCTGCAAGCGCTACTACAATTACGGTTAATACTTCGTTGTTTAGTGCGGGCGATACTTTGTTTATTCAAAATATTTCTACGGGAACTTGCACTATTACTGCTGGTACTGCAACTGTTACTACTGCAGGTTCTTTAGCGTTGAGCACTTGGGGGGGTGGGACGCTATATTTTACTAGTCCTAGTGCTGCAATTTTTTTTAGCGGTGCGGCTGCTGTTGGTGATGTAATAGAATTTTTGGTCCTTGCGGGTGGCGGCGGTGGCGGCGGAAATAGTGGCGGCGGTGGCGGTGCGGGCGGTTTGCGGTCTAGTGTTTTGTCGACAGGCGGCGGTGCTTCAAAACAAGAAACAGCGTTAGCGTTAAAAACAGGCGTTTCCTATACTTTAACGGTAGGTGGCGGTGGTGCAGGTGGTGCGACAAGCACTAACGGTTCAACTGGTAGTAATTCTAGTTTGACTGACGGCACTACAACGATTACAGCAACGGGCGGCGGCGGTGGTGCTGCTTTTAATAACACGGCTGGTAGCGGCGGCTGTGGTGGCGGTGCAGGGCAATCGGCGGCAGGCGTTGCAGGTTCGGGTTCAACTGCTCAAGGTTTTGCGGGCGGTGCAACTACAGCAGGTAGTAACAGCGGCGGCGGTGGTGGTACTGGTGCAGTTGGTGCGGCTGGTGCAAACGGTGGTAGCCCACAAGGAAACGGTGGTGCTGGGTGCAGTAACAATATTACAGGCACAGCGGTTCAGCGCGGCGGCGGTGGCGGCGGTGCGGTCGTTGCCGCTACGGGCGGAACAGGATTAGGCGGCGCAGGCGGCGGTGGCAATGGTGCAATTTCGGGTGATGCTCGTGTTCCAGTAGCAGGTTCAACAAATCTTGGCGGCGGTGGCGGCGGGGCATATAACAACACAATTAAAACAGGCGCTGCAGGCGGTAGCGGCGTAATAATTTTGCGTTACCCAAATACTTACACAATTACTTTAGGCGGCGGCGTTACTGGTTCTACTGCAACGGACGGCGACGCAAAAGTTACAACAATTACAGCAGCGACCGCTGGAACTGTGAGCTTTGCATAATGGCAACTTATTGGGCGCAACTTGATACAAACAACGTAGTAACACAAGTTACTACAGGCGTTGATGACACAACTATTGAAGGCATACCTACGGCTGACTGGTATACAAATTTAGTTGGTGCGCCGTGTGTAGAAACTTGGATTGATCGCGAAGACAAAACTTATGCAGGCATTGGCTACACATACAGTTACGAGACACAAGATTTTACGCCGCCATTTGTTGAACCAGTTGAACCTATAGAACCGTAATAATGTTATGCGCTACGGGCTGTTTGCGTTAATACTTATGTTGACCGCTTGCGAAACTACACGCGATAACACAATTACGGTTAAATCAAAAGTAAAAAATTCTGCACTAAATACTTGTTATGTGCCTGACCGTTGTGGGGTAACGCCGTGAAACGCTACCGCTATAGCCCAGACGAACTACACGCGCGCCTAATTGTTACGGTAGGTGTATTGCTAGCCGTAGTTTTTAGCGTAATTGTTATAGGTATGGTCTATTTTTTAGGGTTTGTTTCGCAGCCTTTAGAGCAGTCGCCTAATGACGCAGCTTTTATAGATTTAATGTCAACTATCGTAGTTTTTTTGACTGGCACATTATCGGGCTTGGTTGCGTCTAACGGTATTAAAAGCAAACGTAACGAATATTTAGGCGAAGATGACTAGACCGTATACAGCTGCTAAAGCGCCTGTAGCTAATCGAGCTTTGGCAGGTAATGACGAATTTATACGCCAAGTAATTAAACGGTCTATGGGTTCATTGTGGAATAACGGCAGCTGGATAGTTCGCGATATTCGAACAAAGCCTGGCCAGTTATCTAATCACGCGCGCGGCTTGGCTACTGATTTTAGCTATAGAAAAATGACTGACAAAGGTTTAGTAGACGGTCGTAAAGTTGCTTTGCCGTTTATTTATAAGCTGTTAGAAAATGCGGACGTTTTACAAGTCGAATTAGTAATCGACTATCACGAAAACAGAAGCTGGAAATGCGATCGCGGAACTTGGATCAAAGGCAAGTGGACTGGCGGCGACTGGTTTCACGTGGAAATTTCGCCAGCTATGGCTAATGACGCAAACCTAGTAAAACAAGCGTTTGAACAGGTTTTTAAGGATATGCCTAAAACCGTATAGCAGGTTCGGTTAGGCTTGTTTCAACCCTAACGAGAAAGTAGGCAACTAATGACCCTTTTAACTAAAGGCGCTATATCGGCGCTTATCGCTTTTCTATCTGCGTTTATACTGACTAAACCGCCAGCACCTACCCCAGACGATCTACAGCCACGCTACGACACAGTTTACGAAGGGTATAGCCAACCCGTTATCGTGCCGTCTACGACGACTACAGAGCCAGCCAAGACCCTATGCGGGCAAGTATTTAATATGGCTAAAACTGTCGGCTGGCCTGTTAATGAATTATCGACCGTTGTAGCAGTCGCTATACGCGAAAGCCGCTGCCAAAGCGAAGCGTTTAACCCTAAAGACCCTAACGGCGGCAGCGCGGGCGTAATGCAAATAAACTATTTTTGGTGCAAACCTAACCAATACTGGCCGAACGGTTATTTACAAGCGCACGGCCTACTTAAAGACTGTGCCGAACTATTTAATTTAGAAACTAATTTACGTGCAGCCTTAGCGATCTACCGTTATAGCGAAGGCTGGCGGGCGTGGTCTTTGTAAAACATTTAATTATCGCGTCCGTGCTAACCGCGTACACGGGTGCGCTATGGTATTTTATAAGTAAACGAGAAAGGTTACGAGAAAATGAAAACACATATAGAAGTAATAAACGGGTTAAGCAAAGTTGTAAGACAGCGTTACGGTGATAATGCCGTAGAAGCACTTGTAGGCGCTTTATCAAGCGTTTGCACAGCAAAACAGTTAGAAGCATTGTTTGACAGGTGGTCTAAAGATGTCAAATGATTTTTTTAACGATCCACAGTTTCAAGCGCTTAAACACGTAATGAACGAAATTACAGCTAACAAAGTCCCGTTACGTAATCCTTGGGAATTGGCCGCGCGTAGCACACTTCGAGAATTACAGCACCAAATAGACGATCACAACGCGCTAGACGACAGCGAACTAATAGACGTACTTAACCAGGCACGTATTGAAATAAAATATTTGTTAAGCATTGTTAGCGATTTGTTAGAACGTATCAAACAACGCGACATAGAAATAAATATTCAGCAACTACGGTTAAACGAAAACGAAGTAGAAATACAACGCCTAGAACGGCTGGCCGCTAATGCAATTTAATCATTTAGGCCAACCAGTAATCGCACTTATGAAAATTGACTACCGAAAAGCCGAAAAAATTGTTGAAGAAATGAACGAACTTTCCAAACAATTAAACCACAAACCAAACAAATATAATCTGCCTGAAGAATTGGTTTATGCCGAAAGTTTTAAAGGCGTATTAGGTGAAATAGCAGTAGCCAAATATTTTGATTACGACTTACATTATTTAGGTTACGACCCAAAACGAAGCGACGTTTTAGGGTATCAAGTACGCACTACTTACTGGCCAGACGGCAATTTATTAACGCACCCAATTAAAACGCCTACAAACCCTGGCGGCGATAACCCTGGGCGCTACATACTTGTAACGATTGACCAACCAACTGAAGCAACGTTACGCGGCTATTCGACACTAACTAGGTGCAACGAACGTAAAAGTAACTGGAATACAAAAAACCGTTGGCCTTGTTACTTTATGCCACAAAACCAGTTATGGCCTATGGATATGCTGCCAGCTACACAAGAGCTGTTAGACCACCAAAACCGAAAGGCGGCGTAATGGGTTTTAGTTTAGATAATTACGTAGACGTCGCTACACGTTTAGAAATGGCTTTTAAAAAGTATCCAGATTTACGGATACAAGAGACAAATAGAGAAGTTATAGAAATGCCCGATAAGAGCTGTTTTATTCGTTGCACGGTTACTGTTTGGCGCGACCCTAGCGACCCGCTACCAGTTATAGCGTCAGCTTGCGAACTGTACCCAGGCCGTACGCCGTACACAAAAAATAGTGAAAACGAAGTAGGGTTTACTTCAGCACTTGGACGTTGTTTAGCTTTCGCGGGCTTTTCGGGTAACAAAGCAATAGCTAGCCGTGATGAAGTCGAAGCGGCCCAAAGCCGTCAGCAAACACATTTAGCGACAGTTAAACCGTTACACGATATAGAAGTACCTTTTCCAGAAGTATCGCACCAAACAGCGCCTAGCACTAAACAGCTTGGGTTAATGCGGGCGTTAGCTAACGGTCAGGGCATTACTGGCGACAAACTTAAAGAGTATTGCACCAACGTACTTAAACGCCAGATACATACGACAGGTGATTTAACTAAAAACGATATATCAAAAGTTATAGACGCGCTAAAGTTATCCGAACTTAAAGACAACTAAATAACGATCACATTAGGCCTAAGCGTGTAGCAGCGCGGTTGGTATAAAACGCGGTAACGCGGGTAGTAGGCGCTGTAGTGATACAGAGCCTGGCTAACGATTGAAGATATGGGTGCTGCGCGAGGCGTAACAGCGGGGGGCATTTCAAACTAGGCTTTACAACACAACAAAAAGAAGATATGAAAACAAAACAAACCAACAAACTGCAGCCCGTCTACCTAGTCAGTCAATACAAACTACGACAAGGCGCGACAGCGCCGCGTCAGCACAAGCCGTAGGCGCGTGAGACAATGACACAAGGCAAGAAACGCAGAACACATAACCCAGACCAACAAAACAAACGCAGCCTAAACGCCGACGCCAGAAGCAAAACAGAATTTAAAACAAATAGACAACGCCTATTAAAAGACAAACCACTATGTCATTGGTGCAACAGTAAACAAGCAACCACAGCCGATCACCTAATCGAGACCGACCGCTGGCCAGCTGG